TATAATTACGTCCTGAATTTTTAAGGGAAAAAACTAAATATTATATTATTGAATTTGATGATATAAAATTTAAAAATAATTATATTTATGATGAACTAACTTTCTTAAAATGTAGAGATATAATTATAGATAATAGAAAAAAATTTCCTTATAAATTTGACAACAGAAATACCGCTAGTTATTATTTGTTTTGTATGTCGAGATATATTTTAATGAAAGAAATAATTAAACAAAATACTTTCAATTCAACTCATTTTTGTTGGATTAATTTTTGTATAGAAAGGATGGGCTATAACAATTTAAAATATTTAAATGATGCTCTTTCGGTTAATAGAGATAAGTTTTCAACTTGTTATATAGATTATATACCAAAAGAATTACTAGATAATACAAATGAATACTATAAATGGGGCAGATGTGGAATGTGTAGTGGTTTTTTTACAGGAAATAAAGAATATATGTATAAAGTTTGTGATAAAATAGAAGACAAATTTTTATATTATTTATCAATTGGTTATGGACATGCAGATGAACAACTATATACTCCTGTTTATTTTGATAATGAAGATTTATTTGAACATTATTATGGTGATTATAATCAAATGATAACAAATTATAAATATATAAATGAATGTCCAGAGCCTCCTATATATAATTTTATAAATAATAGTTTCAAATATAAAAATTATAAAAAGTGTATTGAGTCGTGTGAATTTATTTTAAAATCACTTTCATTAAATAAATGTAAAATAAATAAGAATTATTTAGATTTATTAATGGAAAATTATATTATATCAAAAATTAATACGCAATTTTATTTAAATAATTACATTTCTATAGAGAATGAATTAAATTATATACACGACATTATAAAAAAAATATTAAATAAAGGTGATAATTCTTTATGTTATAGATATTGTGAAATAATATTAAATTATATTAATGATAAAAGTATAAACTGTCTATGTAATATTTATTTTAATATTTATTTTTATGCTTATGTAAGTTCATTTTATGTTAATAGAAATAAAGCTGATACATTTGCTGATAAAATATTTTTATTATGCAAAAAAGATAAAAATTTTGAAAATGAATATAAAAAAAATAAAGATTTTTATGACAATCAGTTTAGGTTTGTTAACAAGAATTTGGCGTAAAATAATTTGTTAATATATTAGAATGTGACATTCTAAACCAAATCTTTAATATTTTATAGCATATTATTATTCAAACGTAATTAAGTCAAAGGAATCTAAATATTTGTGTAAATATTTTATGAATAAAATCGTTTAAAATCATATAAATTTTCTTTTTAAGATAATATAAATGAGTCTAGAACTTAAAAAGTTTGATATGAAAAGTATTCAATTTAAAGCAACTGAAAATAAAGGACCTGTTGTAGTCTTAATTGGTAAACGTGATACTGGAAAATCATTTTTAGTTAGAGATTTATTATATTATCAACAAGAAATTCCTATTGGAACTGTTATTTCAGGAACAGAAGAAGGCAACGGATTTTACGGGAAAATGGTTCCTCGATTATTCATTCATAATGAATACAATTCAGCTATTATTGAAAATATATTAAAACGACAAAGGACTGTATTAAATCAAGTCAAAAAAGAAATCGAAATGTATAAAAGATCATCAATTGATCCTAGAGCATTTGTTATTTTAGATGATTGCTTATATGATAATACATGGTCTCGTGATAAATTAATGCGTCTTCTCTTTATGAACGGGAGACACTGGAAGGTCATGTTAGTTATTACAATGCAATATCCTTTAGGAATTCCTCCCACACTGAGAACAAATATAGATTATGTTTTTATTTTGAGAGAAAATTACATTGCAAATAGAAAAAGAATATATGATAATTATGCTGGAATGTTTCCAACTTTTGAATCTTTTTGTCAAGTAATGGATCAATGTACTGAAAATTACGAATGTCTTGTGATTAACAATAATTCTAAATCTAATAAATTACAAGACCAAGTTTTTTGGTATAAAGCTGATAATCATAATGATTTTCGTCTTGGTTCTAAAGAATTCTGGGAATTATCTAAGGGATTACCAGACGAGCAACAAGAAGAACAATATGATCCTAACAAGACAAAAAAGAGAGGTGCAGGACCCAAAATTAGCGTTAAAAAGGCGACTAAGTGGTAAAACCTAACTTAAATTATATAAAAACGGCATTTGTGGAAAGTGCTAAATTAGGAAATCGTAATGTGAAATTCCTTACTATTGTATTTTATATTTTATAAAAAATTGATTTAGAAATAAATCAGCATTTGAAATGTAAAAAGGTGTAATGTCTGTAAAAATAAATATATTAAAAAATATGTGGACGCTGATAAAAAGAATGATGGGGTTTACAGTAGTAAGTGTAGAACCTAAAGTAAGACAAGATGCACCTATAGTTAGACCGCAGCCTGATGAAAAAACAATATATTATAGACGTTATATAATTCCTAAAGAATATAGTAAACAAAAAATAAAACCTTTAGAAGGATATATCATGTCATCAACCTGGAAAACGCAAATAGTGAAATAGTTATTAGCAACATGGGATACTATAAATAAACGGTAGAAATGAAAGGAACATTTCCTACAAAAAATGAGGAAGATATATAAAAATAATAATATAATAAATGATTATTATAGCATTATTTAACAATCATCAAATGAAATAGTTACTGGATATTTTATTAAACAATAATCCTTCCAATTTGTATTTGGATTATTTAATTCACACCAATCAAATAAAAATTTATAAGAAGAAGTCTTAACCGGAAATGCTTCCCATAAATTATATTTAAATCTTAATAAAAGATTCATTACTCCCATTTCATTTGTTCTACATAAAGTATAAGTATTCATCGCTGTTATCATTTGGTTTTTATCACACAATCGTAAAATATTCGTATCATAAATCCAAATACAATTTAAAAAAAAATGCTCATTAAAAATATTCTCTCCAAAATCTGTTTTAACTTTTTCTATAATATCTTGATTATCATAACATAACTGAGATTCGAATAAATTATAATCGTTGTATCTACCATCTTTTGGCGCAAGTATTTTATTTTTATAATCTAATTCCAATAAATATTTTACATCATCTAATACTCTTAAACCAGCATCTAAAAATACTACACGTTTCCATTTCATAAAATAATCATCAAATACGTGTAGTTTTTCCCATTGGTTTAATTTTGTAATTTCTCTCTTATCTGAATTAGAAAACCCGTTTTTTCCTATTTTATTCAAAAGTTCTGATTTATCAATTTGATTAAATTTAACTTCTATAATATTATAAAAATCCTTAAAATTATTATTCAATGTAAAATCAATTGTTATAAGAACAATATCTTTTTGCCAATTTCCCTTGCTTCTTAAATCAATAATAGTTCTTTTTGTTTTTTTGAAATAATGTAAATCAGTTACCATAACAAATGTGGTATCTTCTTGTATATTATCAGTAAATAATATTTTCATTCTATAACAATATTATTTATATATTATTTATATATTATTTATATATTATTTACTACTGGTATTTGAAACATGGAGCGTAAGTATACAGTATAATCCCATTCCAGATGTAAATTTACATAAAAATTTTCAAGGGTGTAAATACTAATCTTTATTTTTAGCAAATGGTCCTGATTTTAGTTGACTTTGTCCATAGTCACTCTTTCCAACCACAATATTTTCACCTTCAAATAATTCCTTACAAATATCAGCAGTTGAAATATTTTCTTGTTCACTTAAAGTAAATTCTTGAGTACTAGAATTATTTACACCAATCAAATTACCTTGTTCATCAATAGTTTGAGATAAAGTATTGCCAGACTTTTCAGCATTCTTAATATTTTCCTCAATAGCCTTTTGTTTAGTTTCTTTAACACGCTGTTCAAAAGCAGTCTTTGCATTAGACTCATTCTTTTGTTTTTCATGCATTAATTGGTTCAATTCCTCTTCCATATATTCAACACGACCTGTTTTATATGCTTCAGGATCCCAAGGCATCCACATGCCAACTGGTCCAACCATGATATCGTGGTTAGGGTCAATTTCTCTTAACATTTTACATCTTAATTCAGCTTCTTCTTGAGTAGGATAAGTACCTCTAATTTTTAGTCCTCTTGTGTTTGTTTGAAAGCTATTGTTAATATCAAATTTCTTTTGGAGTTCATCTTCATGATTATCTAAATATGTTTTATAATCATCCGCCAAACTTGAATTAGTTAGATTATTTTTCTCTTCTTTAACAAACTCTCTAAAGTCATTATTTAAATCTTCAAACGATATATTATACTTAAAAGATATAAAGTTAATAAATTGTAAAAATTTTTCCATAGATTTATTAAATTCCCAGTTCTTTAGGAACTCTTCAAAAAAGAAAATTTCTTTTTGTTTTAAAATTTTTTCTGGAGAACAAAAAGACATACATACAAATTTTTGATTAGCAATAGGTTTATCTTCATCTAACAAATCTATATATTTAGGATTTTCTTTCCCATTTTTTTGTTTTCTCTCAAACCCACCATTTTTTAAATGCTTAGACTTTAAACTATCCATTTAAATAAATTAATTATTTATTTTTAAGTTTTTTATCGCAAATAATAATTTTTTCTTAACATTTAATATAATGAACGGATTAATTAATGTTGGTGAACTTGTTAAAAGAATTATCAAATATCTTGTTGAAGGTTTAATGGTTGCTATTGCTGCTTATGCTATTCCTAAACGTTCTTTGAATATTGAAGAAATTATTTTAATAGCTTTAACTGCTGCTGCTACATTTAGCATTCTTGATACTTATGTTCCATCTATGGGTGTAACTGCTAGATCAGGTGCTGGTTTCGGTATCGGTGCTAACTTGGTAAGATTCCCTGGTGGATTTTAAATAACATAATATATTTAAATCTAATAATATATTATGGCTAAACAATCTCGTAAAAAATTAATACGACTAAAACGTAAACATTATAGAAAAAAAACTAGCAAGATTGGACGAAGTTATAAAAAAATGGTTGGTGGAACATTTACACAAGAAGAAAAACAACAATTATTGTCTTTAGGATTTACAGAAAATGATATTCAAATTCTTTCTAATAGAGGTATTAGGTTAAATATTATTCAAATAAGGTTAAATCGAATAAATCCAGATACAGGTGATAATTTTACGCCACAAGAACTAATTCAAGACATTCAAAATAATGAAATTAATAGTTTGAATATATCAGGTATTTCAGATGCTTCAGATAATGAACATGAGTTAGATGAATCAATGAATACAACGATTGAAGATATATCATACTTAAATGGTAATAATCATTCACAAGGTTCTTTACATCTATCAGATTTAGACGATAGTCGCGTTTCACAAGGTTCTTTACATCTATCAGATTTAGACGATAGTCGCGTTTCACAAGGTTCTTTACATCTATCAGATTTGGGAAATTTAACAAATGATTCAGTTAACACAACAAGAGACAATTCTTTTGGTGGTAGAAAACGCAAAACTTATAGTAAAACAAAAAAAGGTAGAAAGGCACGCAAATATAATCGCAAAAGTCGCAAACAAAAAGGAGGTATGTGTTTTGGTAATGGAGTAGGAGCTAATAGTTATGACCCTAATTATTCAATTTATAATACTAATATGTTAAAACTGTTTCCTTATAGACCCTCATAATTTAATAGTTTAATTTTATAAATTATAAATATTAAATA